CTTGGAATTATAATCCGTCTGCTTACTGCGAACTTGCAGACAATACACTGGACAAACTTGCCTGTGATGATGAAAGCATCCGGTCACTCCTTGAGGAATGTATCGGATATTGTTTCTACCGCAGGAACGAACTTGGAAAGGCATTTATCCTGACAGGGGACAAGAACAACGGAAAATCAACATTCCTTGACTGTGTCAAAGCGGTCATGGGTGACGATAATATCTCGGCACTTGACTTGAAGGAACTCGGTGACAGATTCAGCACGTCAATGATGTTTGGAAAATTGGCAAATGTCGGGGACGATATCGGGGATGACTTTCTGCAGGGTTCTCAGGTGGCAGTATTTAAGAAAATCGTCACCGGCAACAGAATCAAAGCGGAACGGAAAGGTCAGGATCCGTTCGAATTCAACCCGTATGTGAAACTGCTATTTAGTGCCAACAATATCCCACGCATGAAGGACAAAACGGGGGCAGTGTTGCGGCGTCTGGTAATTATACCGTTCAATGCGAGGTTTTCAAAAACAGATAAGGATTATGACCCGTTTATCAAATACAAACTGATTCAGGAAGACAGCATGGAATACCTGATTTCGTTGGGGATAGAGGGGTTGAAAAGAGTGATAACAAACAACGGATTTACACAGTCCCGGAAGGTGCAGAAGGAACTGGAGGAATATGAACAGGCAAACAACCCGATTATATCTTTCATCCGTGAGTACGGTGTTGATGCAATCACATATGAACCGACAAACGAGGTGTATCAGAAATATCAGAGTTACTGCATAGACAATTCATTAACAACAATGTCAAATACGGTTTTCAGCAAACAAATTAACATGCGTTTGGGGTTAGAGGTAATCACGAAACGTGTCAACGGCAAAGTCCGGCGTATTTTTGTGCCGGCAACGGAGGAAAAGAAATGAATGATATGAAATACAATGGGGAGGGGTATTTGGATCCGACTGCATATCTTGGAACGAAAGATGTGATTCGGACAGACAAGAGAGCGAATGATTTAATTTATGTACTAAAGTACATTATCCGACAATCAGGATTTGAATTGTTGGATAGGATAAAAATTCGTGATAAGCAGTCAAAACGGGAATATAAGTAAAAAAGTTAAAGCAAAGTCCGTCTTTGTAACGGGGAGGTGTAACGGCTGAAACCTCGATAAAATAAGGCTGTAACGGTATGTAACGGTAAAATGGCAATTCTTAATATATTTAATAATATTAAGTAATTAACTTAGTTATTTTATTAAAAAGAAAAATATATAGTAGTCGTGGGGTTTTTACCGTTACATACCGTTACACCACTGAAAATACTGGGTTTGTTGCCGTTACATGTCGGCGTTACAGAGAAGAAAGGGGAAAAATGAAAGCGAAGGAGTATTTGAGGCAGATTGAGAAACTTGACAAGTGCATTGAGCAAAAACAGATTGAGTATGATGAGCTGCGGCATCGTGCAAAAACGTCAGGGGGTATCCAGTATGGTGAGAGAGTGCAGACAAGTCCGACGGGGGACACGCTGGAGAGGAAAGTGGTCAATTATGTGCAGCTTGAAAAAGAGATTGATGACATGATTGACCGGTTTGTTGACCTGAAACATCAAATCATTGATGAGATACAAGAGTTGTCTGATGTAAATTACATTGACATCCTGTTTAAACGATATGTGCAGTATAAGAGTTTTGAACAGATTGCCGTGGAAATGGGATATACATACGACTACACGAGACATCTACACGGATATGCTCTTGATGCATTCCGCAGGAAACATTTGAAAGTAAACACAAAATAACACATTTGGGTGTGTTATAATGGCATTGTGAAAAATTGCTTATGTCGAAAGCCTTGAATGGAAATACCCTCCTGCCATTCAAGGCTTATTTGTTATGCAGAAAGGAAGTGAATGCCCGTGGCGAAAGGAAAATACGAACAATGGTTGACACATGAAGGTTTGTTGCGGCTTGAATCATGGGCAAGGGACGGTCTGACGAATGAACAAATTGCGCACAACATCGGCATTAACACAAAAACATTATGGGATTGGTGTGTTAAGTATGACCCGATTTGTAATGCCCTAAAAAGGGGGAAAGACGTTGTTGACATTCAGGTTGAGAACGCTTTACTAAAAAGGGCGCTTGGGTACACGTATGTTGAAACAACAAAAGAAAGAATTATTGATACCGGTCAGAAGAAAAGACATGGTGGCGAGCAAGAGTTGACAGAAAAAGAATGGGAGCTTTCAGTCAAGTATTTTGGCAACAGGTGTTGTTACTGTGGAAACCACATGGATAAACCAACCAAAGACCATATTATCCCGCTAATATCCGGTGGAAAACTATCAGTTGATAATGTTATACCGTGTTGTAGAAGTTGCAATTCAAGCAAAAAGGACAATGAAATGCTTTCATGGTATCAGGGGCAGCCATTTTATAACAAGGCAAGGTTGCAGAAAATTTATGATTATCTGGATTTTGCATCTGGTGTTGCATCTATATTGGATGACTTCAGTGGGGAACTGATCACGACAAAGGAAGTCACGAAAGAGGTTCAACCTGACACAACCGCACAAATATTCTGGTTGAAGAATCGCAGACCTGACCGATGGAGAGACAAAAGGGATGTTTCTGTTGACGGTGAAATCAACACGAACAATCCATTTCAAGGTCTGACAACAGATGAACTAAGGAAGTTGATTGAAAGTGAAGAATAATGCACTGATTAGAGGAGCAAAGTGCGAATTGTCAAAAAGGGATTTTTGGCAGTATTGCAGGACAAAAGCACCTGACTTCTACAAGAAAGACAGGAAATTTTTGCACGAATTTTGTGACGACCTTCAATCTTTCATCAGTCCTGATGATAAGCATGAAGTGTTGGTTGTGAATATGCCCCCACGTCACGGCAAATCACGGACAATAGGGAATTTTGTTGAATGGGTGCTTGGGAATGACCAGAAACAAAAGATTATGACAGGTTCATACAATGAAACCCTGTCAACCAACTTTTCCAAGAACGTGAGAAACACCATTCAGGAATTAAAGGGTGATGTTGATAAAATCATTTATTCAGACATTTTCCCCGGCGTGAACATAAAGCGTGGCGATGGTGCAATGAATATGTGGTCATTGGAAAATGGCTATAATAATTATTTGGCAACTTCACCGACCGGTACCGCAACAGGTTTCGGTGCATCCATCATGATTATTGACGACCTGATTAAGTCGGCACTGGAAGCAAACAATGCGGATACCCTTGAAAAACATTGGTCTTGGTTCACTGACACCATGCTTTCGCGTTTGGAAGAAGGGGGAAACATCATCATAGTCATGACACGTTGGCATAGTCTTGACCTTGCCGGACGTGTCATTGAAACATATGGGGATAAGGTTAGAGTGGTTCAGTACAAAGCAGTTCAGGATGACGGTTCAATGCTGTGTCCTGAAATTCTATCAAAGGAATCGTATGAATCCAAAAGAAAGGCTATGGGTGTAGACATTGCAGAGGCGAACTATCAACAGAACCCGATTGACATTAAGGGACGGCTGTATCAGTCATTTAAGACATATACTAAACTGCCTGTAGATGCAAACGGTCAAGCGATATATTCAGCGGTAAAGAACTACACTGATACGGCTGATACTGGTGATGACTTCCTTTGCAGTATTGATTATGTGGAATACAACCGTGAAGCGTATGTGATTAACGTCATTTATACAAAAGACGGTATGGAGATAACAGAGCCGGCGGTTGCCAAGATGCTGTTTCAGGATCATGTAAATGTTGCTGACATTGAATCGAATAACGGCGGTCGTGGTTTTGCGAGGAATGTTGAATCAATACTGAGAAATGTTCACCATTCAAATAATACCGTCATACATCCGTTTTTTCAGTCTAGGAACAAGATTTCGAGAATCCTGTCCAATAGCACTTGGGTGATGGAACACATTTATTTCCCGGTTAACTGGAAAGACCGTTTCCCTGATTATTACCTTGCAATGACAAGGTACCAGAAAGAGGGAAAAAATGCACATGATGATGCACCTGATGCGACAACAGGGATTGCAGAAAAGATTGGTGCGGGTGATACATTTAGTTTTGATTAGAGAAAGGGGTGAACAAATTGCCCGGTTTAGATTATTTGATTGACAAAGTAACCCATTTTATCCTATATGGCATCAATGGGGATATGAGCAATCGAGAGTTTTTGGAAGAATCTATTATGCGGTGGAAAGGTTCACCGGAAAGACAGTTGCAGATAAAAGGTCATCTGTATTATGACAATGAGCAGGACATTTTATTGCGAAAACGTACCATGATAGGCGAAGATGGGAAACTCCAAGTTGTTGAAAATCTGCCAAACAATCAGAATATTGATAATCAGTATGCGAAGATGGTCAACCAGAAGACAAACTATCTATTCGGTCAGCCTTTTGCCATTGAATGTGACAATGAGCAATATGCGGCACTTCTGAAAGAGGTGTTTAATAAAGCGTTTATGCGTATCCTTAAAAAATCGGCAAAGTACGCTTACAACGGCGGCATTTCGTGGCTGTATCCGTACTATGACGATGAGGGAAACTTTACATTCAGGGTGTTTCCGGCATATGAAATTCTTCCGTTTTGGAAAGATTCAGACCATACCAAACTGCAAGGTGCAGTCCGGCTGTATCTGGTGGCAGGGTACAATAAAAACATCCCAGTGATTATTGAAAAGGTGGAAGTCTTTGATATGTCAGGGATACACCGTTATATTTTAGACGGTTCCACGCTGATTCCTGATTTAACGGCGGATGAGCAACATTCTTCCTACGTCACTATGACGGATGGCGACGGTGTCGGCGAGGGATTAAATTGGCAGCAAATCCCACTGATTCCAATGAAACGGAACGAATTGGAAATGCCATTGCTTAAAAATGTCAAGTCGCTGCAAGACGGTATCAATGTCATGCTGTCAGACTTTGAAAACAACATGCAGGAAGACGCAAGAAACACGGTTCTGGTGTTGAAGAATTATGACGGCACAAACCTTGGTGAGTTTCGAAAGAATCTTTCTACGTATGGTGCCGTAAAGGTTCGGTATGACAGTGAGACAAAAGGCGGCGTGGAAACGCTGCAAATCAACGTCAATGCCGACAACTACAAAACCATCATCGAGGTATTCAAGAAAGCCCTGATTGAAAACGCCATGGGTTATGACGCAAAAGATGACCGTCTTGGTGGTAATGCCAATCAGATGAATATTCAATCTATGTATTCTGACATTGATTTGGATGCCAATGACATGGAAACAGAGTATCAGGCGGCGTTCGAACATATCCTGTGGTTTGTCAATGCCCATTTTGCCAATACCGGCAAGGGACATTATGAAAATGAACAGGTCAATATCATTTTCAACAGGGATATCATGATGAATGAATCAGAAATCATTGATAATTGTCAAAAATCAGTCGGTATCCTGTCAGATGAGACAATCATAGGTCAACATCCGTGGGTGGATGATCCTGAACTGGAAATGAAGCGTCTGGAGGAACAAAAACAAAAGTCTCAGGAAGACATGATGTCCCAGTACAATCCATTCGGTCAACATGGTCAGGATGAGGATGATGTAGATGAAGATGAAGAATAGCCAATACTGGAAAAAGCGTTTTGAAGACTTGGAGCAATCCCAGAATAATATAGGTTTGGGGTGTTATTCTGATATTGAAAACCAATACAGGAAAGCACAAAAACAGATTGAAGGTCAGATTGCCACGTGGTATCAACGGTTTGCAGATAATAACGGTGTCACAATGGCAGATGCCCGGAAGATGTTGACAGGGAAAGAACTGGAAGAACTGAAATGGGACATCAATCAGTATATTCAGTATGGCAAGGAAAACGCTATCAACGGAACATGGGTGAAGCAGTTGGAAAATGCATCCGCCCGGTATCACATTTCAAGACTTGAGGCGTTGAAACTGCAAACACAACAGAGCATGGAGGCAATGTTTGGAAATCAACTGGATTCCATTGACTCCACCATGAGGAAAGTATACAAATCCGGCTACTATCACACAGCCTATGAGATTCAAAAAGGCGTTGGTGTTGGTTGGGACTTTGCATCACTGGATAATAAAACCGTCTCCAAGGTCATCAATAAACCGTGGGCAACGGGCGGGAAGAATTTTAGTGAAAGGGTGTGGGGCAATCGTCAGAAACTGGTCAGTGAGTTAAATCAGACGCTGACGCAAAACATTATACTGGGAAAAGACCCACAACAGGCGATAGATACTATTGCCAAGAAAATGAAAACGTCAAAGAGTGCCGCCGGTCGTCTTGTGATGA